AAATAACCAAATCGGAAAATTTAGAGAAGGCTTTGAAAGTTTTGAAATCTAAGGTAATAAAGACAAAACAAAATCAAAAGTTATTGGAAAAGAAAGAATTTGAAAAGAAGTCTGTTACTAAAAGAAAAGCATTACTAAAAGCAAAATATACTCAAAGAAAGAAAACGAACCTATAGGTTTTTTTCCAAACTCACTAATTTTACATAGTTCATCTGATTAAAATCCTGAGTTTGAATTTTCTCTATAGTCTCTTGTATTTTAGATTTTAATTCCTGTTCTGATTCGTTTGTGAGGATTGTTTTTAATTTATCTATTGTAGATTCTTTCAAGTTTTGATAATCTTCCTTCAAGTTTTTACTATCTGTTTTTACCACATTCATGAAAACTTTTTTAGAATCTTCATCCATATTTGTGATGTAATTCTCTAATGTCTGATTGGCAATTTTAACCATACTAGAAACAGGTAACTTTATAGATTCCTTCAGACTTTCTTTCTCAGATTTCAAAATTTGAATGATTTCCTTTTTAGCGTTTACGCGTTCAGATAAATTTAAATTATTTGTGTAAACTAGTGTGTCAATATTTTTGTAATTATTATTAGTAGTCTCTTTAGCAAGTTTGGGTAATTTTACTGTTGGTAAAATTCTATTGATTACAGATAATCCTTCTTCTAAAAAATCTTTAGCATCACCTTCGTTCAAACCTTGATTTGTAGATAACTGGTCATAGACAGAATAAAGTTTGGATATTGATTTATTATTCAATATATTAGACTTAAATTCATTGATACTTTTCTTGAATTCTTTTTCACTTTTGTAAGATTCAATCAAGTGGTTTTCTATGGCGGTTTTTATCTGTCCGAATGTCATTACTGTAGGTTTACAAATAAATATTAGGAATTTAGTAACTTGTCTAACTGCTTGGTAATTTCACCCAAAGAATTTTGCCCATGTGACAAATCTATGTTGGTTGAACCTTCAATAAAGTTATTTTCAACTAAAATGTTCAGTTCTTTAGATTTAGATTCCGGTGTAACTTCGCCTCCTTCGGGTGGTGCTTCCCCACCAGCAGGTTCTTCAGGTGTGGGTGGTGATGGCGGTGACATTGGTTCTATTCCTGAAGGTTCAAATCCACCTCCAGTTTCGGTTGCAGTTTGAGTTGGTGTTCCTCCCGTTGTTGACCCGTATAATTTATCTAGATTATCAAATATTCCCGTTTTGGTAATAACTGTTGGAGTGGCTTTCAATTCTTCACCGACCGCTCTCTCCAATCTCTGTTGTTGTAAATCTAATTTGACTTCATCGTCTGACCAACCAAAAATATGTTTTTTAGCCCATGTTGTAGAGGTTGCTGAAATTCCACCTCCAGGGTCAGATACCATGTCTTTATAAAGTGTAACTTTTTCTTTCCAGACATCAATTTTGAGTAAATCAGCTTGAGTGGATGGATTAGTAAGACCCAAAGTAAAATTATCAAGTTCATCTTCAAAACCTAAAAGAAACAGATGAACAATTGCAATTTTATTCAGTTCCTGTAACATACTTTTTTGAATCCTGTTTATTGTTCTGGCGAACCTAATATCCTGCAAAGAAAGATTCTTACCGTCACCCACAACTTCTTCAAACCCTAAAAACGCTTTGGGTACTCTTAAAGCTGTCAACAGTTTTTTCTGAATATATTCAATATCCGCAATTTCTGATAGATTTTGTGCACCAGGCAAGGTATCTATTGGACTAGGTGCTGCTGGGTCACGTACAGGTACAAAATAGTCTTGGTCAACGGCCATCTGATTGAATCTCATATCCACTTGACCTGTCTTACTGTCAACAATTTGTTCTCTCTTGAATTTGTTTGCCACACGTTGTACATACGCTTCAACATCGTCATCATTCATGTTTCCGACAAATACCTTGAATATCCTTCTTTCTGGAGCTCTCGAAGTACGATAAATCAACATCGCATCTTCGGATAACAATAATTGTTTCCAAATTCTTCTGGCTTTTTCAAGCATTGAAGTTCCGTATGGTAGCCTTCTATCATCACCCAACAGTCTAAAGTGAGCAATTTCCCAAGACTGAAAAGTCATGTTTTTATTTTTCCAATCGAAGTGAAGTGCTTTTCTATCTTCAGGTCTATCGGGTTCTACTGTAATTTTTTGTGAAGTACCAACTTCTCTTCTCTCAATTTCGATTGTAGGTAGTTGTTGACAACCAACAATTCCCTTTTCTGGGTCGAGTTTGAGGTAAACAAAGTTATCACCATACTTACATGTATTTCTTGTCCACATTGGTAAATTGGTGTTGATATCCAATGTATTGTTGAAAAGGTCGGCTAAAACTGATTTGATTCTTTTTGATTCTGAATAAATCTGTAATATGAAACCATCCTCATTGGTAGTTGTTGATTCCTCAGCATAAATGTCCAACGCCGCAGAAATTTCAGGTGTATACTCCATAGACTCATAATCATATTGTGCGGAGAGTCTTGATGGTTCATAATAAATGGCTTGAGAATATAAATTGTTTTCAACTTTAGCCCATTGATTTGCTAAATAAAAACTTTGTTGTGCTTGTAATTTTTCCCTTTCGTATTCAGCTCGGTCGGTGGTACGTAGTAATACTTTTTTATCAAACTTATATGTAGGATAATCCTGACCTAATAAAGAATTGGGTCCAAAGGTTTTGGATAACCTCTGCCAAATAGTTAAATTCTGTTCACTCATCTTTTAATTTTACTTGTCTAATCAATAATATAAATAGTTATTTAGCTCCAAATAACCATCCATATTTTTGATAATCGGCCTTAGTTGGACCATTTGTAGGATACATACCTGAGTTACGATTAGACTGTGGAACCATCGGGTTGAAATAATCTGATGTATTTTTATTTTCATTCACGGTCGATGTCCAAGAATTCAACATTGCCTTGGTATGATTGACAACTTTTTGTATCGATTGGAATGATTTTTCTGCAACATAAATTGCCATGGATATAGCCATAATACAATCATCGTGGTGTCCCTTTTGATGGTCAGGTCTACCATTTATGAAGATGAAAGTATTCATTTCATTATATAATCGATTAGAATAAATTTTGAAATCATGTCGCACCGCTTCCTCAAGCGATGCAATAATTTGAACCCTTTTAGAATTAAAATTTATACCAGGTATTTTTTCATTTGCTTTAGGGTCCCACTTCCATTTCTTGTTCGGGTCTATGTTGTCAACATACAATCCACCTTCATAATTCAATTCTTGCATTTTACGGGCAGTTGAAATTCCCATCCCACCAGTTATATCAATCACACAAAAGGCTCTATACATAGTACCCCACTTATAAGCAATTTCAGCAAGTACATCTGGTGGGATTTTACCGACGTATTCCAAAACCTGTTCTTTTGTGTCAAAATCAATAATCTCAATACATGAGAAATCTTCTGAATCTCCTCTTGAAACATCCACCCCCATAACGTACTTATGATTATTTTCAGGCTCTTTGAATATCCACAATGAGCTTCCCATCAATTTAGCTTGAGGTTCTCTAAGGCTATTCTTAGCAATATTTTGCATCAACTCAGATTCAAAAACATTGTCCCCTGACCCCAAGAAATTACACTCCAATTCTTGTGCAACTTTTCTTCTGTCAAATTTCAATTTTTTGACCATTCCCTCAAACCAAGCAGAACATGGTTTATAACCCTTATTGATGTAATCTGTGGTTATTGAATGGTCTCTCTCATATGGATTATCTATTGAGAGGTCAACTACAACGTCTTTGGGATAATCTTCTCTATTCAATAAAAAATGAACGAGGTCATTAGTTTTGACCATGAACAAATCCTTGGTATATCTTGGGTCTCTATACCAATACATCTCCGAGATTTTAAACTCATTCATTCCTCTCAATGCTTGGTCATAAATTTCATAATAGATTGGGTCATATCCGTTAGGGGTTGAAACAACTATCACTTTACCACCTGTTGATAGAGATGCCATACAAGCAGACCAGAAATCATTATCTGCTTCAATGAACGCAGCTTCGTCAAAAATCAATATTGTTGGCGTGTAACCACGTAAGGCGTCCTTGGATGTTGCAACCGCTTTAACCTCACAATCATTCGAAAGTTTGAAATGTCTTTGGGAGTTTTTTTCTGCAGAAAAACCGATACCAACCCATTCTGGCCATTGTTCAGTGAATGACCTTATTTTGTTAGCCATCTCGACAGAAGTGTCAAGTTTGTTGGCAATAATTAGAATTTTTTCAGGTTTTTGTTTTTTTGCAAAAACCAATTTCTTAGATGCCCAAGCGGCAGTTACAGTAGAAACACCCGCCTGTCTATATTTCAGAGCAATGTTTTCGTTGTACGAATCATAATCTTCAATCAATCTTACTTGGTCAGGAAATAAATCTAAAGGGACATATTTTGATACGGTGTTATCGTAAGTTTGTAAATATGCTTTGAGTGCATAGGGAGTATTCCTCATACACTTTGTATATTCAATAATTAGTTGTTCTTTTGTCATTCAGAATCATTTGGGTCGACTTATACCCAAATTACTCAAGAAATCATCCAAATCATCATCGTCATCATCGGAATCACCATCTTTGTTCTGGTCTTCCAAATAGTCATCATATTCTTTTTTCAACTCCATAGCCTTTTTCATAATCTCTTGAAAACGTTCTTTAGCTTTGGAAACTTTGGCATTGTCATTTGAAATGGTGTTACCAATAATTTGAAGAAATTCGCGAGCTGGAATTTGGTATAATTCAATTTCGAACCAGTTTATTAAACCTTTATTGTCTGAATCGAACATTTCGTCAGGTAAGGCAAATCTAATTTTTTCAACAATTTCAGGTCCTAATCTCAACTGCATGGGTTCGTTAGATAAAACATCAACGGCACCTTTTACCTTTTCACGCATTTGAGGGTCTTTCGGAAGACCAAATCTAGCATTAGCTTTTTTAATTCCTTTAATAATCTCATGACATAAAATCGGAAAGAATAAACCTTCAGCTACTATTTTTGTATCGGGTTTCTCTTGAGATTCTTCTTCTCCTTCTCCGCCTCCCTCGTCGTCTGCATCTTCTAATGATACTTTACCGGCAACACCATTTCCTGTGGCAGACATTTGTTCAATCATCTGTTCCATAGTGAAATACAATAAATCATTTACTGCCATAACACCCAAGTAAGCAGGAAACAATCTTGAGTCTATTGCATCCAACTTTCTTTTAACTTCAGGCTTTTGGAATAAATAATGTCCTTTTTTTGCAGCACCTTGTACAACAGCGTTTATAATATTTCTTTTATGTTTTTCTAATTCGAGTTCTTCTTGTGGAGTTAAATTTTCAATATCGAAGTCGTCGAAACTTAAAGTTTGTTTTTTTTCCTCGTCATCCTCTTCTTCCTCATCTTCAGGTTCTTCTGGTTCATATCTGAAATTATTTACGTCAATAGGTTCTCTATTTAACATTGCTTCAATTTGATACCAACCTTCAGGAGTCTCAGTTTCTTCAAGTGATACATCTGTAGCTAACTTTTCAAGTTCCTCTTTGTGTTGGGACTCAATTCTCAAAATCATAGGAACCTTACTCATCTCCTCCATGTAAATCCTTTGGATTACATTAGGAGTTAGTCTTTCCATACCTTTGACTTGACGTAATTTGTCAACAACTTTCTTAAATCTTTCTGTTGCGAGTCTTTCCACATCTTC